CTTCTGTAACCAACATTCCAGAAATAGGAATTGTATACTTTTGTACTGAGGTACGTTCATACTTCTTGACTACAGGTTTTGAACTTTTATCAGAACCGACCCCACTAGTAGATTCCTTATTATCTTCAGAAAACTGGTTTGTAGATCTACTAGCAAGTCCATACATCTTGACTACAGGTTTTGAACTTTTATCAGTACCGGCCCCACTAGTAGATTCCTTCTTTTCTCCAGAAAACTGGCCTGTAGATCTACTACTAGCAAGTCCATACATCTTGACATTAGGGTTTGAACTTTTATTAGTCGAAGTACTGTCTTTCATATCGTATATACTATCCCACCTAACACGTTTATCCAAACTGATAGGTTTCCCATCAGAATCAGATTGTTCCCCATCAGAATCAAATTGTTGCCCATCAGAATCAAATTGTTGCCCATCAGACTCCAATTGTTCTTCTATATTACCACCTTTCTTCTCTTTAATGGTATTTTCCATCTCTTTAATGGTATTTACCATCTTATTTATTTTTTCATTTTCATTAATTGCACTCATTGTAATAATTTTCTTTAATATTCATTAGGTAAATAAATTTTCAATTTTTTTGGTATTTAGAATCTATTCAATAACTTGAAACGGTTTTGTGTATATAATTTTAATTGTTATAATGATAACGCTTAACTATAGAATTTTCCTCTAAAAGTTAAAAAATAAATATTGTCTTGAATAATTTCATCAACTGTGGATTAGTCCTAATAAAAAAATGTAGAAATAACAGCTCTTGTATAATTCATTAAGAGACAGGACTTGTTCTGTTTCCACCAAATCTAATACATGATCTATTTACGAAGCCTTCACTTACTCTTATTAGATAATCTTTGCGACTATTTTATTTTTTCTATATTCTGATCATGTAAATTACGTATAATTCCACCTACATATTCAGAAAATGGTATAAAACTTAATATATGTATCAAAAGGTGCTTCTGCGATAAAACTCTAGATTTTACCCCAAGTATTACCTCTCTAGATTTTACCCCAGTTAATACCTCAGGTATTTTTAAATAATCATCAATCGTTTTATTTATATCTTCATACGTTACATTTAAAAAATTCTCATGTTCCGCTAACATAAATAATTCGTGTACATCCTGTAATTGCTTTATATTTGGGCGAACACATTGTATTGTATTCATACACCATAGTATCAACTCTATCAAGCATCTTTTAACTCCTATTATTTCTAGATGATCTTTTAGAGAATATTCTCCACATTTCAAGTTGCCATTTTCCCTTATTATCGTGTTGGGATCACATCCAGCAATTATCGCTAATGCGTAACCAAGTCCATACACATCGGCAGATCCGGCGAGTTGATTTTCTTCTGGTGTAGCAGCTGCATCTATAAAGTTCTTATACAGGTCGTGTTGCGATCTACCTGGGATACTTTCTTGGTCTAATGTAAGATCATCAAAACTATCCCTACGTCTCAGTGTATGATAATTGACAATTTTGGGTTCCCATTCATAATTTATCATTACATTATTTACTAGATCGTGTAATCCCCTATGGACAAATGGCTTATTACGTGACAACATATATTCAATTACTTTTATCATTTTTGGAAAATAAATATGAAGTATGAATTCGTACCTATTAAAACCAACACTTTCTTGTAACGCCATATATAAACTTCTTTCACGAACATGGCTAGTTATAATCATAAAAGTCATTCTTGCATATCTTTCATTACTGTCTTTTATGATCATATCTTCGTACTCAACAAAAGAATTAAGTGCACATGTATGTTCATTTTTAAGAGTTTTTGCAGAAACCCATTCCTTGAGTAACTCCTGTAAGGCCAATCCCCATTCATCACCTCTATAGTTGGCTATCTGAATAGATTTGAGTGTAGTGGGCACGTAGTTGCCATTTACTTTTTCACAATCATATAAATCTCGTCCAGTTATTGAATGACGTGATCTCCATCCATTTATAGCAACTGTTTTCCCATTACTAGCCATCTCTTTCCAGGATGACAAAGGCAATCCGCTACAAGAGGTATGAAGTTTATTACAATTCTTGACATTACAATTCAAACCATCGATACATGCCATATCTATTGCCCTACAAAATTTATATAAAATTTTCCATTCTTTATCGTCATGATACTTGTACCAAATCTCTCTCAATCTATCGATAGAGTGGTCAGACCATGAGTCGATCCCCATTTTTTTTAATATTTTGATATCATTATTCACACATCCATGACGTGTGAAGAATGATTCTTCTCCTGTGATTTTACACATGTATTTGAATTCTTCTGATAATTTACACATTATATTTTTTTTTACTAAATTAATGTCTATAATTTTTATTATTCAATTTTTTATATCTGTTAAATTAAAATTTTTAAACCTTTACTGTATTAATTTCAATACTGAAAATATATATTTGTATTTCTAATCAATTTCTTCAATAGTAGGTTCATTTGATGTATCTTCAGAAGCTGATTGTTTATCATTAACATCTTCTTTAGAATCATTATTGACTGGTTCATTCGATTCAGTTGAAGATGCATATGCTTTCTGAATAATGGGTGAAAGTATATCTTCAATCTCTTTCTTCTTATTATCATAATCTTCCTTGGTATAACTTGAATCGGAATCTAACCAGGTAAGGCCATCTTGAACAGTCTTATCAACTAATTCAAAGTCGTCTCCTAAAGATTCCTTCATTTTATCTTCTGACAAAACTGAACTCTTTACTCCATATAGATAATTTTCTAAACCATTCTTTGACTCTAGTTTTTGAACAACCAATTCATCGTCTTCCTTAAACTTTTCTGCTTCTTCAACCATTTTTTCAATATCATCTTTTGATAATCTATTTGATTCATTTTTAATAGTAATCTCCTCAGATTTACCAGAACTCTTTTCAACAGCAGAAACCTTAAGAATACCATTAGCATCAACTTCATAACTAATTTCAATTTGTGGTTGTCCCCTTGGCATAGGTGGAATACCAGTTAATTGAAATTCACCTAACTTGTTGTTATCATTAGTAAGTTTTCTTTCACCTTCAAATACTTGAATTGTTACTCCTGGTTGGTTATCTGCATATGTAGAAAAAGTCTGTGATTTCTTAACAGGAATAGTTGAGTTTCTTTGAATTAAATTTGTCATAACTCCACCTGCAGTTTCTACTCCAAGTGATAACGGAGTTACATCAAGAAGAAGTAAAGAAGAAGTCTTGTCGTCAACATCACCATTCAAGATAGAAGCTTGAACAGCAGCTCCAAAAGCAACAGCTTCATCAGGATTAATATTTTGACACAAGTTCTTACCATTAAAAAGTTCACTTAGAAGACTTTGTACTTTTGGAATTCTTGTTGAACCACCTACTAGTACAATTTCGTGAACATCAGATTTACTCATTTTTGCATCTTGTAAAACTTTATTTACAGGGTCTATACATTTTCTAAACAATGATCCACACATATCTTCAAACTTTGCTCTTGTTAAAACTGTATTAAAATCAATATCAGAAGAAATGCTATCAATTTCAATATTCGCAGTTGTTGTAGAGGATAAAGTTCTCTTGGCCTTTTCTGCAGCTGTTCTTAGTTTTCTAATTGCTTTCTTATTTTCTGAAAGATCAATTTTATGTTTCTTTTTTATTTCAGATATAAAATGTTGAGTAATTAGATTATCAAAATCAGAACCACCAAGATGAGTATCACCAGCCGTAGCTTTTACTTCAAAAATACCATCTTCAATTGTTAACAATGACACATCAAATGTACCACCCCCCAAATCAAAAATTAAAATATTTTGTTCAGATCCCTTTTTATCTAATCCATAAGCAATTGCTGCTGCAGTAGGTTCATTAATAATTCTAAGAATATTAAGACCTGCAATAACACCAGCATCTTTTGTTGCTTGTCTTTGTGAATCATTAAAATATGCGGGAACAGTAACTACCGCATCTGTAACGTCAGTTCCTAGATAAGCTTCTGCTATAGATTTCATTTTTGTTAAAATCATTGCAGAAATTTCTTCTGGTGTAAACTTTTTGATTTCTCCCTTAACTTCTACTTGTACTTTTGGTTTACCGTTATCATTACAAATTTCATAAGATAAATTCTTTTTCTCACTTTGCAACAATTGATCATTATAATCTCTTCCAATTAATCTCTTGGCATCATAAATTGTATTTAATGGATTTTGTGAAGAAACACTTTTTGCTGCATCTCCAATTAATCTTTCATTTCCAGTGAAAGATACATAAGATGGTGTAGTTCTATTACCTTGATCATTTGCAATAATCTCAACATTCCCATTCTGATAAACAGCTACACACGAGTATGTAGTTCCCAAATCAATTCCGATAGCTTTTGACATATAATAAAGTGATAAATATCATAAAAATTATTTATCAATTTTTTTATAAACTTCTATCTAATTGAAATAACATATAAGCAACTATGTAAAATTCAATTAAATAAAATATAATTTTGTTAACATTAAATGGTTTTATATTTGAAGTATCATTATTTAAGTATGGTCTTATGTAATCTTTGCTAATTTTTTAAATCTGATTCAGAATCAGGAAACGAAGTTTCCTTAGTAAAAAGCGTAGCTTTTGAAAACAAAGTTTTATTACTAAAAAGCTCTGCTTTTGATTTTCAATCTGATTCATAAAACGAAGTTTTATTACTAAAAAGCTCTGCTTTTGATTTTCAATCTGATTCATAAAACGAAGTTTTATTACTAAAAAGCTCTGCTTTTGATTTTCAATCAATATGTTGCTGTACAACATCAAACAACTTCTGAATGAATAGTATTACCAAATTCATCGACAAATACAATATTTAAATTATTATTATTTGGTTTTATATCTAATTTTATGAATCCATTCTTAAAAAATATATTATCATTATCATCACCAGTAGAAAAACTTTTATGTTCGTAAATAGTACTACCGGCTCCCGATATTAAATGTTTTAATTGATAATTCGTACAATTGTTTTTAATTGTATGTATTTGTAAATTATGATCATGTCCCGATATATACATTTTTACATTATACTTTTCAAATAAATCAATTAACGAAGAAAACAATTCTTCATTTATACCATATATACCTAATGATATCAAAGGATAATGACCAATAACAATTTTATTTTTTTTTGAGTTTGATAATTCATGATCAAGCCATTTCATCATTTCTTTTCTTTCATTTTGAAAATTAACTATTTTTTTTTCCATAATTGTTTCATTAACATTACTGTGATTTGGTTGTATAAAACAGGTATCAATTAAAAAAAAATCATAATTATACAAACTTAACCTATAATAAAAATAAGGACAATTCCAATTATAATGTGGCGACTTGTGTCTGATTTGTGCATACGAATTTCCCAAGTGATCGTGATTACCTAAAATTGGATATATAGGAATCTTAATATTAGAATTTTTAATGTTTTGCCATAAATCATCACTCTCATTAACAACACCGTTTGGGTAAAAATTATCACCAACTAAAATTAATGAATCCCCAGGTTTACTATTATGATTAATAGTTTTAAAAATATTATATGTATGATCATTAAAATAACCAATATCTCCTAATAAATAAATACTTTTTTCCATATAAGTTTATATTAATTTACCTTATAAATAAAATTGTTAATAAAAATTATTTTAGAAAGATTAATTTATATTAAAAATAATATATTTAATATAAATTCAGCGTTGCTAAAAAGTGAAATAGATTAAGAAAAAATTTTTATCTATTAAAATATATATGGACGATAAAATATTACTAATAATTATACTAATATCTGGTATTTACTTTTATAATTCTATTATGAAAAAACGAGAATTAGAACATATGTCTACTGTTACAGGAGCTGTTTATAAAGTAAAAACTAATGACAAAGAAATTGAATTTAATAAAGTAAACTTGGGAAAAAGTATTTATTTTAATATGCGATTAGAACATCTTAAAAAATTACCAATAGTAGATAGTGATACTATAAATAATATTGTTAATTTAGATTTAGACAAAAAGCTGTGGAATGGGAAAAAAATAAGTCTTTATAAAATAATAAAAATAATGCAAAAAGAACTTGAAGAATGTGGAAGTGAAATTAAAATAAATACAACTGACTTGGAGAATATAAAAGATAGAAAAGAATTTATTAAAATGATACCTTATCTTAAAAAAGAAATACTTGAAAAAATAAATTATGAAACAATAAGATGTTTTATAAAGAAAAGAGAACCAACAAATTTAATTAATATTATAAAATTAAATGAAAATATTCCTGCTCTATTTGATATGAATAATTCTATTATTATAAATAATTATTTGTATAAGATTACATATCTAGGAATTATTAAATATAAACTTGATATTAAATTAGATATTGATGATAATGCAAATTTATTAAATGCTTCTTTAGAATCAACTCTTCTTAATGATATAAATAATCATACTAATACAAATGACTTAATAATTATCCTCAAAGGAGAACCATATAAACTAATTAATAATAAAGTTAATCATCTTTTAACAAATGAAGTTTTCCAAATAGATGTACCTAAAAATTTAATGAAAAATAACTTTGAAACAATTAATGATGAATCAAATAATATTGAGGATGAATTAGAATCTATTCATGATGAATTAGAATCAATTTATGATGAATCAACAGAAGAAGAACAAATTAAAGAAAAAACATTTAATATGAAATCATTATTTTATATTGATGATAAATTAAAATTTATTTTTAACAATAAAATTTATCCAAATAAAGGAATAGGAATTGATTTGAATTATTTCATAAAAAGTAATGATCTTTACATTAGATCTGTTAATAACTTTTATTACTATAAAAATAACCAATTAAAATTTAGGATTTTGTTTATTTGTAATTCGAATTTATATTTCTATGTTGAAAATAATTCAATTAGCGACCTTTTATATTTTGATGATTATTTCAAATTCAAAAGTACACATAATATTGATCAAGATTTGGTGTGTGCTCAATATAATTCTGTATTATCACAACTTAAAATTAGTAAAAAAATTAATGATGATATTAAAACAAATATCTTAAAAAGTCTAAAATGTACATTTTAGATATTATTCTAAATCTGATTCATAAAACGAAGTTTTATTACTAAAAAGCTCTGCTTTTGATTTTCAATATTCTCAAATAATTTTTATATTGAAATTAATATTAATTAAATTATCTATATTCTAATAATTATAATTTAATTAACTGTAATGTATCTTAATAATCTTTAAAATTATATTCATTTAATTTAGAAAAGTCCTTATTACTGTCATTTGATAATACATAAATATATGTATTCTGAATTGTACTATTCTTATATAAATGAAAATTATGATCTAAATATGTAAAATTGTTTTTAGATATCATTAATTTTAATTTGAAATATTTAGACTTGTTCAATTCATTAATAATATCAAAATCTCCATATTCAATTTCTTCGATTGTTTTTTTTTGAGGATACTGATATTTCATTATTTTTTTACCCATATTATCCCATATTGGAATTGTTATTATAAAAGATAATCTGTTATCATCTTCATAATTTAAACTATTATTATCCAGTAAATCAAATAATTTATAAACTCCTTTTGTAATTATATCGCTTTGGTATGGTGGATTAAAACTATAAATACCATGTGTAGGATTAAAATTAAAAAAACTTCCACTAGATCCAAAATATTTTTCAACATCATAGTACAACGAACAATAATCTGTTAATGTAAAATTAATACTAGATCCGAATAATTCAAAATCCATACCAAAATCTGACTTCATATTTAATAGATTTTCTGGTAAAACTCCTAATTGATTATTATTAGAACCTAATAACTGATATCTATATGTCATTGTCCAAACACATAAATCAAATTTAGAATCATCTCCTGTATATTTATTTTTTAACTTCAAATATATATCTTTTGGTATTAAAATATTATCAATTATATTTATTAATCTATTGTAATATATTTCTATGTTATGGTTAATAAGAAATTTATAAAATATAGTTTCCTTATTATTTCTAATAAACTTTTTTTCTACTTTGCTAATTTCATAATTGCATACTTCTTTATCTTTATTTAAATATTTATATTTTTTTAATTCTGATAAATTTTTGGCATACACTTCTTTTAAATTACTTATAATTTTATCTACTTTTAATTTTGGATCTATAATATGTTTATCAAATTTACAAAAGTTTACTAATGTTAGTTCTAAATTACTTATATTTGAGCAATCATTTGGAAAAAAAGAATCATCGTTAAAATCATAGTCTGAATATAAAGAAAACATCCAAGATGCTAATATATTTGTTAATGTTCTAATACATGATTTTTTCTTATTAAATATTTCTTTTCCTATTGATTTTGTACAAGAAATTATAAATGATTTCAGTATAGCTTCATATTTTAAACCTCTAATTATTTCGAAAGACGGATCAATCTCAAATTTTTCTGGTTTTAATATATTCATTATAAAATATATAATTTTTCTTTTTTAAAGATATTTTTATATAAGTAATTTTAAATGTTAGATAATTTGTCAATATTTAAAAATTATGATAATCTAACTTTAGATTTTAATTATAATTTAAATATTAAAGACTCCTTATTATTTAATAACTGTTCTAATTTTAATATAAAAATCAATAGTAAAATTAATAAAATAACTATAAATAACTGTAGTAACTTTAGATTATCATTTATTGATACTATTTCAGGTATAGATATAGAAAAATCTATAGATATTGAAATAATAAAATTAACTAATAATAAAAATGAATATACTTTCAATTACATTAATTGTTTTCTTAGTAAAATAAATTTTACTATAAACCCTTATCTTTTAAATTATACAAATATAATAAATGAAAATAGTAAAATAACATTTACACCAACTAATTCTTAACAATAATATCAGTATAACCTTTTTCAACAAGAAAATCATGCAGTTTTATATCATGTGATCCTTGAAGGAATAAGTAATATCCAGGTGGTAAAAATGATAAACTTTTTTTCTCACTATTCATTTTGATAGAACATCCTGTACTATTATTTTTAATAAATTCTTTTTTTAATTCACTAAGAACATCTTTTACTTCCTTACCATCAATAGCAGGAATCCCAGTTAAATAAGTTCCTTCTTTATTTCCCTTTACTTTTTTTAGGGTAATAACAATCTTTTGAGTTTCTATCTCAATTGAATTATCATCTTCATCTTCACTATCTGAAAAATCAATATTTTTATCTGTCATAATATACTATTTTACACTTCTATTATAAAAAAATATATCAATTTTTTTATATCTATAATTATATGTCACAAATTACTGGATCAGGAATTTTACTTTTAACATACATAAATCAATAATTATGTATTATTTTATATAGATACGAATAATAATGAATATGAAGACTTTAGAGAAAAATAGATAAATGAGAAGATATATTTCAAACAGCTTCAAGAGAAACATATGAATAAAGTGCAACATATATTAATTATTACCGCTCTTTAAAAATTGTAAAAACTAATATAAAATCATAATTAAACTTTAAAATAAAAAAGATATATCAAGTAATATATATCATAATGGTTAAAATAATATGTAGAGTAAAACCACCAAAAGAAAGTAATATTAAAATTATAGAGGAATCTAAAATTTTATTACTAAAAAAAGATAAGAATGTATTAGACGATAGCATACTTAAACCTTATGAATTTGAATTAGATAAAGTTTATGATTATAATATTTCAACTAATGAAATATTTGATAATGAAATTAGAAATCAATTAGGTAAAACAAATATTGGTATTTTTATATATGGACATACAGGTAGTGGTAAAACATTTACGTTATTTGGAAACGAAAGTAATGATGGAATATTTGATTTATTATGTAAAGAATTAAAATTTAATTTTGAAATTCAAGCGATCGATTTAACACATTCTGGTAATTATGATTTATTTGATAATAAAAAAATTTTTATATATACCGATAAAAATGAAAATATTAAACATAATGCTTCTTCAATTTCAGTAACTTCTAAAAATTTTGATGAAATTAAAAATATGATATTCTTATCAAGAACATCTGGAATATCGAAACATAATCAAAATTCATCAAGATCACACTTAATTATTTATATATACGATAAAGTAAATAAAATAACATATAATATTATCGATCTGGCAGGTAATGAACGAAGGCCTGTAATTTCCTCAAAAGAAAATGAAAAAGAAGTATCTTATATAAATTCTTCATTATTAGCACTAAAAGAATGTTTTAGATGTTTCAATAATAAATTTGTACCTTATAGAAGATCTGATTTAACAAGATTATTAAAAAATATAATGACAGATAAAAATAAATACTATAATTTAATTATTTCAACTATACATTCAGGATATCCTTATTTTTTTGATTCAGTTGATACACTTAATTATATTGACGGTTTATTTTCAAAAGTTAAAAAAAGAATAAATTTTAATGAAAGAAAAGTCAAATATGAAGTAAAGAAAAGAAAGAATAAAGCAGAACCAAAAAATATATTTAAAAAAGAAGAAAAAGAAGAAAAATATGAAAAAGATATTATTAATGACGAACCATATTATAGTGATGATTTCTATAGTGAACCAGAAATAAATTATAATATTGAAAATAAAAAAATTGGTGATAAATTAAAATGGAATGACGATTATTATATTAATCCAGACATATATAGTCCCAAAAAAAAAGTAAAAAATCCATCAAATGCATTTTTAGATGATCTTATTGATAATGCATTAAACATTGAAAGTAAAGAAAAAATTAAACCAAATACCAAATTATCAAATATATTTTCTGAAGATATAAATCCTTATTTAATAGATGATTTCGCATCATTAGATAACAATGATGAAGAATTAAATAATGAAAATATTGATGACATTGTCAATATACAAGAGTATATGAAAATAATAGAATCAAATAAAAGTGTAACTTATAAAAAAAAGATTTTTGGAGTTATTAATAATTTTGCATATAAAAACTGTATATCAAATTACAAAGAATTGTTAGACAAAGATTTAAATGATGAGAAATTATCTTTACTAATATTAAATTCAATAGCATCATTAAAATTAATAATAAAAGAATTACAAAATATTTAAATCTATTCATAATATTGTGTAAAAAATTTATATTCTTTTCTTATGTTACTATTTTTACTTAAGGCGCCAATAGAAGATTTATTTTTAAATCTGTTAGCTATTTCCAATGCAGTATATCCTTTTTTATTCTTGATACTAAAATCTGCTTTTGAATCTAATAGTAATTTAATAATATCTTCTTTATCAAGTTTAGAAGATATTATCAAAGCTGTATTTCCATCATTATCATATAAATTTAGATTTGCTCCAGAATCAACTATTGTTTCAATCATTTCTAAATTATTGTATTTAATAGCTATCATTAATGGTGTTTGATTTAAACTATTTCTATTATTTAAATAATTATTATTTCTAAGTAAATTTTTTAATTCAATATTACTACCTCCTTTTATTGTTTTTTCAATAATATCTGTAATATCTGTACCAGTATTTATACTTGGCAATTTCATATTCTTTTCACACATAATTAGAATGTAATCAACTTTAGATATATTTATATTTTCAATTTTTAATTATACATAAATATGTTTCAAATATTCAGGCATTTCTCCAGTATCACGTTGATCTTTCATTTTCTTAATTGATGTCTCAATGTCTTCTTTTTTTAAACATTTATCACCAGTTCCAATATTTGATTCTGAATTCATTAACCTTATTGAATATTGTTGTTTTGCTATCTTAAGAATTGTTCTTAAATCACCACCTTGATTCTTTAACACATTAAAATTTTTCTTAATTAACTCTTTTGGATCAAACTCTATTTTCCATTCATCATCTTCAATAAATTTAACCAATATTTTTGATAAATCATCTACTGAATATTTATCAATTTGATATCTAACCGTAAATCTTCTTTCTAATCCCTTATTAAATGCAAAAAAACATTTTTCAACATCATCTTTATATCCAGCAACTATACATAAAAATTTGTCACATTTTTCAGTTAAATTTTGATTTATTGTATCAATACACTCTTTGGCGAAAGAATCTCTTTTTTCATTGTTACCTAAACTATATATCTCGTCAATAAATAAAACACCACCTTCAGCCTCATCAATAACTTTCTGTGTTTTTGGAGCAGTCTGTCCCAAATATTGAGCAATTAAATCTGATCTTCTTGCAGTTACAAAATTACTAGTCTTTAAAAAACCTAATGATAAATAAATTTTACCAACTAACTTTGCTAATGTTGTTTTTCCAACACCTGGATCACCTGTTATAACTACATGATTTAATTCTTCCTTATTATTTAGACCATGTATAAAAAAACAAATAGTATCAAAAATATCTTTCTTAATATTTTCCATCCCGATCATATTATTTAATTCCACTAAACTAGGGATCAATTTATATAACTTGTCAAATTTATCATTTCCAAAAAAATCATGTTTATTTTCATCATTCTTTAAATTTATTATGTCATCTATAGTCTTAATATTATAGAATATATTATCTAACTTTCTTTTTTTGATATCTTTTTCTAAATATCCATAATTTCTTGGTCTCTTTCTTTTTTCACTTGACAACCATTTACTATCATCTCTCATTCTTTTTGAAGAACTTGTATCATTTTTACTTTTTGATTTTTCCAATTTATCTTTAATTTCATGATAATTTTCTTTAACCGTATCATATTTTTTTACTAATTCATTATTATCAGATGTCTTTTTTTCAAGATCTTTTGTTAAGAATCTTATTTTTCTATCCATATTTCTTATCTCTTCATTTACAAATTGATTATAATTAATCAAATTATATATTTGGTCATATCTATCGTTTATATTTGTAATATACTCATTCCAATTATTAGTATGATCACTATATTCTTCAAACGAATCCATGTTTATATACAAAGAATTTTATTTTTTATATCGATATATTAAAATTTTAATTGTTTTTAAATATATCAGTACTATTCGATTTATTATAACCTATATCCAGATAGTTTAACCATTTCTTCAGCTATTTTTCTACCATATTCTGAATCACTTGGATAATGCAATCCCATAATTTCTCTGTTTTCAGATACTGATTTTGCATAATTTAAATAAAATTTTTCATTCTTTGGATATTTTAATGATAATAAATATGCAATTGAATATGATTGACAAGCATGTCCTGATGGATAACTAGGATGATCTGGTAATTTAATTATCTCTTTTACTCTTTTATCAAATTTTGATGGTCTAATTCTATCATAATGTACCTTAAGTTTCATAGTAATAGGATCAGCATATTCATGAATATATTTCATTAAGTTTCTTCTATCTTTAAATGATACTTTTAATCTATTAAAATCATCAGCAAAATCTAATTGTTTTAGTGCCTGAACTTTATGATCATGTAAATCATTTTTAGACTGATGTTCTAATATTTTATTAACTTCTTTTTTACTTTCATCAACATTTGGAAAATCAATTTTTGAAAGTTTACTATACACTATTTTTGCGTCCTTATTTAATCCCTGTTTAAAAATTTCTTCTTCTTCTTTTCCTAAATTTTGAGTTTTAGAAAAAGTAGTAAAATTTTCATATTTAGTTCCATCTCTTACTAAAAATACCATGATAAAAAAGATAACTACCATGGCTAATGGTAATTTATCTTCTATACAAATAATTTGATTATTCATTATTAAATAATAGAAATAAAAATAACTTATAATAATATTTATACATAAAATAACATTTTTTCTATAAATTTAACAAAATCATAACTTATCATTACAAAGTCTTGAATAGACTTTGTAAGAATAAAAATTAATAGGTTTAAAACAAATTATTGATTCAATAACATGTTGAATATATTTATCTTACAGTGAAATATAAAGCAGCAATTACTGCAATAATAGCAGCAATGACAAGTACCATTTTCATGGTTTGATCTTCTTCTTCTTCATCAATAGTGTCTGAGAATCTTTCTACTCTTTTCAACAACTTAGGCATGTATATATCAAAGTAGATAAAAATTTCTTAATAATTTATTTTTTTTAAACTATAATAAATAAATATAACAAATATTAATAAAATAACTAATACTTTTTTTAAATTATCTGGACATTTTTTTTCTTCATTTGTACAATTTTTATCTACTTTTTCAGAATTTTCTTTCAATTCTTTTTTATCTTCTTCCAACATATCATTTAATTTACTAATATCTTTTTGTCTTTTATTCAAAATTTCTTTATTCGTATTAATTTCACCTTCCATCTTTAAAATTAATTCATTTAATTCTTTTTTATCACCTTTAAAATCGTCAATTCTATCCTCTAAATTTTTCTTATTTTTTTGAAAATCACTATCATCTACTTCAATAAATTCACTTTTCTCTCTAATATCATCTACTTTTTTCATAAATATATTTTTTATAATTTCAATATCTTCTTCAAACACTTCGTCATTTAATTCTGCATACCTATTTTTTTTATCATCTAAAATACTTAAAAATTTATCATAATCTTTAATAGTTTCAAGCTTCTTTTCTTTCATCTCATTAAATTTAGATTCATTGTATGAATTATCTAATAAATTTTTTGCATACATTTTTGCTTTTTTTGGATCTTTTTTTAAAATTTCTGATTTCTCTTTCATCACTACTTTTTTATCACCAATAATCTTTTCCAATTTTATAATATTATTTTTTGAAATAACATCGTCAATCTCTTTCATATTTATTTTTTTACCATCGCTTTTGTGATTACTAATAAATTCTAAACATTCTTTTGTAGGACAATAATCATCACAATTGCAATTATTAGATTTTATAGGATCAACTGCATTTTTATCTTCAAACACACAATAATTATTCATATACAAAATTATAGAAAATAATTTAAAGTTTACATTAAAAATATATTATTAAGATTTATATATAATGCTTAACATTGTTATAATGTGTGGTGGTAATGGTACCAGATTATGGCCTTTGTCCAGAGAAAAATTACCTAAACAATTTCTAAATTTAACCCAAAAAGAATACACTATGTTCCAATTAACTTGTCTTCGTGTTGAAAATTTAGAATATAAAAACCTAATAATTATTTGTAATGAACAACATATGTTTATTGCCAAACAACAATTAGAAGAATTGGGTATAGATAATTATAAGATAGTTGGAGAACCATTTGGTAAAAACACTTGTGCTGCTATTACTACAGCTTGTTTGTTATCTGATCCAACAGATAATTTACTAGTAATGTCATCAGATCATATGTGGAATGATAAAAAATTCACAGAAAGTGTAAATAAAGGTTTAAGTTTTATAGATAACGGAATTGTAGTTTTTGGAATAAAACCTACTTATCCTGAAACTGGATATGGATATTTACACATAAAAGATAATGATTTAATAAAATTTGTTGAAAAACCAGATAAAGAAACCGCAGAAACTTATTTTAAAAATGGAAACCATCTATGGAATTCAGGAAACTTTTTATTTAGTAATGAAATTATGACGAATGAACTAAAAAAGAATGCTACCGACATTTATAATTCTGTATTAATTACTATTAATCACTCTGGAAATAATTTATTACAAAAAAAAGAAATATTATTAAATAAAGATTATTTTTCAAATGTAAAAGATGAATCTATTGATTATGCAGTAATGGAATACCATAAAACTGGGAAAGTTATTATGTACGATGGTCTATGGAGTGATATAGGATCATTTAAATCATTGCACGACTTTCTTCCGAAGGACAACAACAATAATGTAATTGATGGTGACATAAAATGTATTGATACAACTAATTCTTTAATTAAATCAGAAAATAAACTTGTTACTACTTTAGGTATCAATAATTTAATTATTGTTGATACTAGAGACACTTTATTTATAGCTGACAAAGAAAGGAGTCAAGATGTTAAATTATTTGTTAAAGAATTAAAAGATGAAAATAGATGCGAAACAAAAATACATGCAAAAGCTTATAGACCTTGGGGATGGTATATTAATATTGACGGAGATGATCATAGTGGATCAAAAGTTAAAAGAATAGGTGTATACCCTGGTAAAAGACTATCTTTACAAAGTCATAATCAAAGATCTGAACATTGGGTTATTGTAAAAGGACAAGCTAAAGTACAAGTTGGTCAAGATTTTCATATATTACATCCTAATCAATCTATATATATTCCAATCAGTGTTTTACATAGAATGGAAAATATTGGTAAAGAAATGGTTGAGTTTATTGAAACTCAAATTGGTGATTATCTAGGTGAAGATGATATCATCAGATATGAAGATGACTTTGGTAGAGTATAAATTTTTTCATACAATCCTAATCATTTATATTTATTGAAAAATAAATTTATTGATTGTTTTAAATTAATTGAATTATAAAGATGAACTACTTTATTAAAATATCCTGTTAATTTTCCTGTAAAATAAATTTTATTATTTTGATAAACACTAATGCCATTTCCTATATAACATATTTGACCTTTATTATTAAATTTAAAATCATTTCCATTAAAATTATTATTAAAATATTTAGCTAAATATCTTCCTTGTTGAGATGCAACTTGAGCAGTAGGAGGATTATTTGAATAAGCACAATCTCCTATTGCATATACATTATTTGTATTTGATACTTTTAAATTTTTATTAACAGGAATACCAAATTTACATTCTAAATTCAATAATTTATTTATATAATTACTTAATTTTGAAATTTTTATACCACCACACCATATAGCCATATCATAATCTACAGTTTCACTTTTAAAATAAATTTTATTCTTATCCATTTTATTCACAAAATTACTAAAATATAAGTTTACACTATTAATTTTCCATAAATTTAATGCATAATTCGATATCTGATTATTAAAAGTAGACAGTGGTCTATTTAATCCATCAACAGCATAAATATTAAATTTTTTATAATCAATTAGATTTCCTATTATTTCAGACCCAGTTAAACTACAACCTATAACTGCTATTTTTGATCCTGATGGTAATTCATTTAATTTACATTTTATTTTAGAAGCATCTTCTGTAGATTTTATAAAATAACAGTTTTCATTCACTCCATCAATTCCAAATGTATTTATTTCTGATCCGTGTGATAAAACTAAATAATCATATGAATACTCAGTATTATCAGTAATTAATTTATTTTCTTTGAAATTAACATTTACTACTTTACCTTTTTTATAATTAATATTATTTAAACTCCTAATATCAATTTCCAGATTATTTTCATCTTTAATCTGATTTGCTAACAAAGGTGTATAAGTAAAATTATTAGATAGGGATACTACAGTTACTTCATATTTATTTGTATCAACATTCTTTACAAAACTTGAACTTCCCCATCCTGACCCTACTACATAAATATTGTATTTAGACATTATTTAATATATAATAACTAGATTTTTAATTATTATGTTGATAACTTAATAGATGAATCTCCTTCAATTTCAATTGATAATATACCTTCTTAATAAATATATTTTACTTAAATTAATTACTATTTTTGTCAGAATAACTTTGTAATACATGTCTTCTTAATAAACTACATTTTATTATTCCGGTTGAATATAAAAATTATTCTATTTTAATATATATGAAAATCATCGTAACAGGTGGTTCAGGTATGGTTGGTTATGGAATTAAATCTATAAAAAATACATGTAATTATCAATTTAATTTTTTGTCATCAAAAGATTGTGATTTAACAAACTACAAAACAACATATGAATATTTTAAAGAATATAATCCTGATTATGTAATTCACTTAGCAGCATATGTTGGAGGATTATTTAAAAATATGAATTATAAAGTTGATATGTTAGAAAAAAATCTTTTAATGAATTATAACGTTTTAAAAGTATGTCATGAGTTGAAAGTAAAGAAAGTTGTTAGTTGTTTATCTACTTGTATATTTCCTGATAAAACAACTTATCCAATTAATGAAAAAATGTTACATAATGGTCCTCCTCACAATTCTAATGATGCATATGCTTACGCAAAAAGAATGTTGGAAATACACAGTAAAGCATATCAAGAGCAATATGGTGATAATTTCATTTGTGTTATTCCAACCAATATATACGGTGAAAATGATAACTATTCATTAGAAGATGGTCATGTTATTCCTGCTTTAATACATAGATGTTACCTATGTAAACAAAAAAAAGAGAAATTTACTGTCAGAGGAACAGGAAAACCTTTAAGACAATTTATTTATTCTCAAGATTTGGCTAAATTAATTATTTGGGTTTTAGATAAATATAATGAAAAAGATTCTATAATATTATCAGTTGGAGAGAAAGATGAAGTAAGTATAGAATGTATAGCTAGACAAATTGCCAAGGCATATGATTATGAACATATGATAGAATTTGATAGTTCATTTTCAGATGGTCAATTTAAGAAAACTGCAGATAATGGTAAACTAATGAATTTATATGGTGAATATAAATTTATTGGTATAGAAGAAGGAATTAAAAAAAGTGTAGACTGGTTTGTTGAAAATTTAGATAAATGTAGGAAGTAATTTTATTTATAGCAACAAAAATATAAAATATTTTTTCTAATTGAAATAATATAAAAAATATCATTAAATAAAAAATTTTACATTGAAAATATTATAATAAGAAGCAAATTATAAGCAATCTTGATCAACCATTTCTTTAACTAATTCATCAAATGAATATACAGGATTCCAGTTTAATTCGTTTCTTATTTTAGTAGAATCACCTAATAATTCTTCAACTTCTGCAGGTCTAAAATATTTTTCTGATACAAATATTAATTCTCTTCCTGTTTTCAAATCATAACCAATTTCATTTAAACCTTCACCTTTCCATTTTATATCAAATCCTTTCAATAAAAATGATTTTTCGATAAATTCTCTTACTGAATGAAATTCATTAGTTGATATTACAAAATCATCAGGCTTTTCAGCTTGTAACATTCTCCACATCCCTTCAACATAATCTTTAGCATGACCCCAATCTCTTTTAGCTTCTAAATTACCCAAAATCAAAGAATCTCTCTCACCTTTTAATATCATATTTAATCCTCTAGTAATCTTTCTAGTAACAAATGTTGGCCCTCTTCTAGGACTTTCATGATTGAATAAAATACCATTACACGCAAACATATTATATGACTCTCTATAATTTTTAGTGATCCAAAATCCGTATAGTTTTGCAACTCCGTATGGAGACCTTGGATAAAATGGAGTTTTTTCTGTTTGTGGGACTTCTTGAACTAATCCATATAACTCTGAAGTTGATGCTTGATAGAATCTACATTTATCTTGAATTCCAGAGCTTCTTATAGCTTCTAATAATCTCAGTACACCTGCTCCATCTGCATCTGCAGTATATTCTGGCATTTCAAATGAAACTTTTACATGACTCATTGCCGCAAGATTATATATTTCTAATATATTTAATTCATAAGTATTTTTTATTTCATTAACAATGTTTAATAAATTTGAACTATCTGTCATATCTCCATATCTTAAAATCAAATTTTTATTTGAATATAAATGATCGATTCTATTTGTATTAATATCAGAACTTCTTCTTAATATTCCCCACACAATATAATTTTTATCAAGAAGTAATTCTGCTAGATAAGATCCATCTTGACCAGTAATTCCCGTTATTAGTGCAATTTTCATATAATATAATATAATATATATAATATATTCTTAATATTTTATATATATTCTTAATATTTTATATATATTCTTAATATTTTAATTATTCAGTAGATAACTTAATTGAAGCACCTCCATCAATCAAAATATTAGACCCATTAATAAACTTACCGTTTTCATTATCAGCTACAAATTTAACTAAATTAGCAATTTCAATTGGTTGACCGACTTTTCCTAATAAATGTGTTTTACCTAAATTATTTACTAATTCCTCTGGAGTTCCTTTTCCTACATGTCCCCTTAATAAACCACTTCTTAACATTTCAGTATCTACTGCTCCTGGTGAAATACAATTGACTCTAATATCAAATTTTGATAATTCAATTGCTAAATTTCTGGTTAAACCAACTAAAGCAGCTTTTGTAGTTGCATAAGCAGCAATTTCATCAGAAGTACATACACTGTGTACTGACCCTATATTAATTATAGATGAATCATTGTTTTTCATTAAATCCAAAATATTTTTAACAAATAGATAAACAGATTTAATATTACAATTAAATACATGATCCCATTCACTTTCTTCCATTTCCCAAATTGGTTTACAAATTTGAGATGCTGCATTATTAACTAAGCATGTTATTTTAGTATATTTAGTTTTAATTGTATCTATTAAATTTTTAATTGATTTTTCTTTTGTAATATCTGCTTGGATATACATATCAATATATTCACTTATATGATTTTCTTGTGTTGCAGTTCCAATTACTGTCCATCCATCAGTTTTAAATCTTTTACATATCGATGAACCTATACCTCCAGATGCACCGGTTACCAACACTACTTTATCTTTATTTTTTTTATCAATAACCATACATTTATGTAAACTCTCGGCAATTATAAAATCTGTTTCAATATCTATATCTGAAGATTGTATATCATCCATTATATACATAAAAGGTTTGTATCCTATTCTATGTTTCTTTTTAATTAATATATCTTTCTTAAAAATAAAAATACATGAATTTTCTTCATAAAGTGGTTCTAAATCTTGTGTAGGCAATAATTCATTTGGATTATGATTTAATGCAATAACTTTGTCATTTTCATTTCTATATAATCTTGTTTGTAATTTCTTTACACTAAATAATGAATCAAATTCTTCTTTTTGTTTTAGCTTAAATGTATTAATACTATCTAAAATTGTCTCTTTGCTTAAAAGAGGATTAGTAGTATGTGTTTGTAAATACAAGTCATGGTTTAAATTCATAGATGATATTACATTTTCTAATATTATATTCATAGGAATATCACCATCCCATAAATGTTCCGGTCTATCGTATATTCTTATTGAAAAATTTTTATAATCTCTTTTAACTATATCTTTAACTATTCCGCTATTTGTATCAATAATAATTTCTTTAAAAATTTTACAATTAATTAATGTATCTAAAATAATTGTAAATAAAGGTTTTCCATTAAAATCTCTATAATTTTTTCCTGGTACTCTAGATGATTTGTGTTTAATTGGCAAGATAGCACAAATACTCATTAAATTATATTATATATTTTTTTATACACTATATTTAAAATATATAAGATTACTTAATAATGGATAATTCTTGGGAAAAATTAAATTCTGTACAAAAATTAGATGCATTAAGCGAAAACCAACACAATAATATAGAAATTTTAATTTGTGTATTAGCTGGTGGATTACAAGAAAATGGAGAACCTCATGAATTTGTCAAAAAAAGATTAGATAAAGCAATAGAATTATATAATAATAAAAAATCTCATATTTTAGTTTTAGGTGGTGGTACTTACCACAAAGCTCCATTTTTAAATAAAGATGGTTTTATTATTCATGAAAGTACAAGTTGTGCATTATATTTAAATAAAAATGGAGTTAATTCAAACTTAATTTTGAGAGAATGGTCATCTTATGATACAATTGCAAATGGATTTTTTGCATTTACAAATTATATAAACCATTTAAATTTAAAAAAATTTACAGTTATTACATCTGATTTTCATATATCAAGATCAAAAGAAATTTTTAATTATTTTAATAAATTATTTAATCAAAATAAAGAAATTTCATATCTATCTATAGAATCAAATCTTGATAATGATACCTATATTATTAGAACAACCAGAGAAGAAGAAAGTAAAATTAATTTCGTAAAAAATATAGTAAATAAAATAAACAATCCAATAGAATTTATTAAATGGTTTTACACTGAACACAAAGCATACTCATCTATTATTAAATATGTTGAAAATAAGGAATTAAATAAAACCTATTAGTTTCAACCACTAAATAAATATAGTATAAACTATTATAGTTATGAAGATATTGGTAACATGTCCTCCTATGATTAATATGATTGAAAATTATAAAGATTTATTTGAAAAATATAATTTAGAATTTTATTGTCCAAAATTTACGCAAGTATTAACGGTAGAAGAATTAATTAATTTAGTTCCAAAATACGATGGATGGATTATTGGTGATGACCCTGCAGATAGAATTGTTTTTGAAGAAGGTAAAAAAGGAAAACTAAAAGCTGCTGTTAAATGGGGCGTTGGTGTTGATAATGTTGATTTTGAAGCTTGTAAAGAATTAAATATTCCAATTACTAATGTTCCAAATGTTTTTGGTGAAGAAGTATCAGATGTAGCAATTGGTATGCTATTAAATTTAACAAGGAAATTACACGATATTAACAGTGAAACAAAAAAAGGAAATTGGTATAAACCAGCTGGTAATTCATTAACTGGTAAAAAAGTATGTTTAATAGGGTTTGGTGATATTGGAAGATGTACCGCTAGAAAATTATTAGCATTTAACTTGGATGTTTATGTAAGCGATCCTGGTTTTGAAAAAGTTAATGGAAAAATTATATGCAATTACAATAAAGATATTATTGTTCCAAATATTTTACAAGATGTTAATATAACTAATTTAGATGATGCATTAGATAACTCAGATTTTATTGTTACTACATGTGCTTTGAATAAATTTACTAAGCATTTGATTAATAAGGAAAATATTTTAAAATCTAAAAAAGGAGTAAAAATAATTAATGTTGCTAGAGGCCCTGTTGTAAATGAAGATGATGTCATTGAACTTTTAGAAGATGAATTTATTAGTGCATTAGGTACTGATGTTTTTGAAATTGAACCTCTACCACTAGATTCAAAATTAAGAAATTTCCCTCAAAATTTCTATGGATCACATAATGGTTCTAATACAATTGAAGCTGTTGATAATACAAGTCACATAGCAATCAATCAAATTGCTAAATTTTTAAAAATTATTGATTAATTTTTTTATAATCTACATAGAATTATATTATTATGAAAAAAATTAATTTTTTCTTTCATGATCCAAGTACTTTTAATCACTTTAATGCTATAGTTGAACATATGAAATTAATAAAATACAATAAATATGAATATAATTTAATTTCTATGAAAGAAAGAAATGTTTTCGATGGTGATATTGGAGTTTATGGATTAAGTACTAACCAAATAGAAGTTAAGACAGAAAAAAAACACGATTTTTCAATACTTTATATTGAAAATTTAATAGGAAAAAGACTAGATGGTATTGATAAATTAGACTTTAATCTAGTATTAGTATGTAATAATGAATGTAAAAATGAAATAAAGTCTAAATTTAATTTTGAACCAATAGTTATCGGAGATACATTTTATAATAAATTAATAAATGACTTTTCAATAGAAGAATCAAAAGATTTATATATAGAATATTATACAATATTTTTATCTCCAGATGATAAAAATATGGATATTGAATTATTAAACTTTCAAAATAGTTATGATCTTATTAATCTAATTGAAAGAAGTACAAAAGAATTTAAAATTTTAATTAGATTCCATCCAAGAACATCAGTAAATATGATTGAATCAACTAAAGATTATTTCATAAATAATGATAGAATTATTTTTAATGATAAATTAACTAATAAAGAAGTCATTAACAATAGTATTATGACATTTGGTCTAGGAACAACCACATATTATGAAAGTATAATAAATAATGTTCCTTGTTGTTTTATTAATATTAACAACAAGTTTACCAATATTTATTCATTTTATGTTAATGATGATATAATTATATTAAATGAAAGTAATTTAAAAGAATTTATTAAGAATCCATTTATTAAAACTGATTTCAAAGAATTTCATCTACATGCTATCAATAACTTTTTAGACCAAATATAAACTCATTTCTAAGTTTTTATTTTCAAATCAAAATTTACTATAGAAGTCTATTAAATTTTCTTTACAGTTTAATAAAATTTTATAACATCTTTTATTTTTAAACCACAAATAAATTAAAAATAATTTTTAAATTTATTAATGTTTTTGTTAACCTATTTTAATTTAATAGTTTTTTTAAATAAAATCATTTTTATTCTTTTCTTTAAATTCCTCGAATAATATTTTATCTTGAAAGCATATAAAATTACCCCATGCATTTTTATCATCTAATTCACAAGGATATTCTTTTAAACCACGCCATTTGTGAGTTATTCCGTATCTTTCAATAGGGTACCATTCAGATATAATTACATTATATCCTAAATTTACTAAATATTCAGCCATATCTTTCCATACATAATTTAACTTTATTTCTGTTTTTAAATCTTCAAATTCACATTCAATAACATCTGGCTTATCCAAATCCCAAGGATAGCTTTTTAATACAAAATAATCATGTCCTTCAGTATCAATTTTAAGAAAATTTACATGATTTATATTTTTACTTTTCATGTAATTATCTAACCTTACAGATGAAACTGTAAAACTAGCAAGTTGATGAGAAGAATGAAAATCTGTTAATGAAGATATTCCTTTTGAAACATCGCTTAAATAAAAAGTTAAATTATCTTCTTCTTTATCATTTACACATTTTTTCTCTAAAGTTAAATATTTATTTTTATCTGGATTTTTTTCTAAGTATTCTTCTATATATTGGTATCTTTCTGGGTTTGGTTCAAAAGCAAACACATTCCAATCAAGTAAAACAAATTTTTTACAAGTACCTCCTGAAAATGCACCAACATCAATCATAGTTCCACAAGTATATTTATCATGAATGACATTATAAATTAGTTTAGTTTCATCACACATTTTATATTAATATAAATTATATAAAAAAATATAAGTGGTATAAATTATTATTTTTAAATATTTTTTAAAGATAATAATTACAAATTAATTTTATATCTTTTTAACCCAAGAACCTTCTGACCTATGAACTATTAAATATGTTTTATCAATATTAGTCCTTGATTCTCTTAATAAAGCATTACTCTTATCTCTTGATAAGAACTTTATTTTTTCATCTCCATTTTTCATAATATAATTTGCTACAACTAATCCCAAACCATAGGGACCTGTTCTATATAATATATCAAAATGTTTACCATAATTATGATTATAATTTTTAATATAATGAATCATATCTAACCATATTTCTTGATTGGGTGAACTACACATCCACCAATTATCAACATGTAACTCATCAAATCTATTCTCATTAAATATCTTTTCTCTATTTATGATTAATATTACTTCTTTTCCTGTTAAATATTTATCATTTCTTATTCCAGGTTCCGTATCTATATCTGTATACATTCCTCCAAACTTATATAACCAACAATATCTGACAGCATCAAATTTCATAATTGGATATGGTAAATTTTTCCAGCAATCATAAAACCATTCAAATTCTTCTTTAATAAACTTTTCTATATCATTATCGGTCCAAAATTTATGTTCCCAATCATTATATACACTTTTAAAACTTTCAATAGATTTAACACTTAATTCATTTTCTTTATAATTATCTGGACCTGTCTGATGAATAATTTTTGGTATAAGTAACTCAGCATTTTCATTTATAGAATCATCCACATTAAATTTACTAAGTACAAATTCTTTATAATTATCAGAATTAATTAATTCATTAATATATTTGTAGGACTGTGATAACTTAAAATGAGAAAATAAATAGTTATTTGATAAATTATCTATAAAAATTTGATATATCTTATCTTTAACCAAATGAAACAAATCATTAATATTTTCATTTGTAGGATAGTATTTATCAACAAAATTACCTAAAGTATTAATACCACTAGCTTCATATTCTATCGAGTAATCAATTCTTTTTAGTAATTTTTTATAATAACTATTTTTAACTAACTGAGGAAATGCTCCACTATTTATTATTTTTTTTTCATTATTAAATGAAAAATTATAATTGGGAATTTTATTAAAACATGTAAATAATACTGGAATTTTTATGTTATCGAGTAAAATATTATATTCATTTAACCAAGAAATATTCATTTCTTCAATTATTGCATCTAATTCTTCTAAAGTAAGTGATTTTGACATTTTTTTAAATGCATCATACCAATATATTTTATCATTAGTCTTTTTGTCAATATAAATACAGTCTCCAATACAATCATAATATTTACTTTTAACACTTCTACCTGAAAATATATTTAACAACACAATTTTAGATTTATTAATAATTTCATAAAAAACTTCGTTATTATAATAATTTGCAGATACACCACCTATTGATAAATTTAAACATTTTAATCCAAAATGTTTTGTTATATGATCTGCTAAACTTACTTTACAAAATCTACCAGTTAATTGTGCAGCACTTAGAATAACTACATCATAGTTTTTTGGAACATTTCCAAATATATAGTATTTTGTACCTGGCAATCTATTTATATTATAATTATAAAAATCTAAATCTTGTAATTGATAACTTAAATTTATTGCATTAGTATCTGCAATTTGTCCATCAAAAGAACATCCTGCGGAACTTGTTTTAATTGGGTATTTATTTATTAATGAATTTAATATTTTTTTTTATTTTCTATTGAATCTTTAACAGAAAATATACTACTATAATAAAACTTTTCATTAACTTTTTTAAATTCAATATAATATTTTAAGTTACAGAAAAGTGTTGAATTTAATATTTCCTT